TCACCGAATGCTCGAACAGTGGTTGAGTTAGAGTTTACATCAAACTTGATGAAGTTGTTAGTATTTTCCTCAACGATAAATCCAGTTGAAGAATTACTTTGAACGAACAGGCAATCGCTGTATTGTTCTTCTGCCCACTTTGACCATCGTTGACGATCGCAGAGAACAGTGGTTTCTCTTTGTACTGTTGATAGTTTTTCATCAACACGACGCTTCATAATTTCGACTGTGATTAAGTCTTCGAAATCAGAAACACCTAAAAATATTTTTTTATCATCCATAATTTTACTCAGATCAAATTGGTTATCAAACGCATCCCATGTATATTTTCTAAGAAGTTTCTTACTTTGTTTTCTTCTTTTTCGTTTTGTGCTTCTTGCTAGTGCAGGAAAAGACCTTGTTACAATATTATGTCCTGCTTTCAATTCACGAATCCACTTGTGTAAGTCCTGTGTCATTTTCATCATCCAAAAAACTATTCAATGTATTATCAACTTTTCGTTTTGCTGCTTTTTCTTTTTTGCGATCCATCCAAGAATCGTCAAAGGTGCTATTGTTCTGAACGAAATCCATGTAGGCATTATGATAGTCTTTATCATCACCCTCTTGAACTTCAAACATCTCAAATGGCATATCTTGAATTAACTTACCTTTAATATAACTTTGTTTCTTTTCCTTGGCAATCCTTCGCAGAAATGCATAGTAGATAATCTGCGTAAAATATGCAAATGGATTATTAGACTTGGTGGGATCGAAGTTATCAATATACTGTAAACAGTTTTCAATGCCATCGGAAATCATTTCCTCACGGTATGAATAATTGATAAAGTTGGGTTTATAGGAAAGATGGTTTGCTATCTTTAAAATGCATTCACCAATATAGTTGCTAACGACTGGTTTGGGTAAACCTTTTTCTTCAGCTTCTTTTTTCTTGGCTCGCATCTCTACTATAGCTGCAAGAAAGTCAGCGTTATTTACATAATGTGCCATACATACTCGTTCCTCATTTAATTCAAGTTATTCATAAGTATACATCAAACATGATAAAAAGACAAATCTTATTTATGCAAGACCTGTAGATAAAATATATTTGCCTTTTTAATTGACTTGAGGCATAATCACTGTGTTAGGGTTGATCGTGACTACTAGTTAATAGTATCGTTACCTTCGATAAAGACTCTATGTCTTTCCTCTTCTCTTTCATCTTTTGGAGTTTTTGCTAACTCCTCAAGCATTAAGATTCTTCTCTTTGCTTCCTCCAAATCAATATCATCTTCCCAGAGTAGTTCTTCTTTTTTATCTTTTGATATAAACGAAAGTTTCTCATGCTCTGCAACGATGCGTTGATAGTGAGGGATGAATACATGGTGCAACTTCTTCACAAACATAATGTCTCGCTTGGCGATTACAAAACTTCTGTCATCGGAGAATTGACATAAAGGTTGTGCCGTTATATGTTCACGATTGGCATCTAAAATGGGAATGGTTCTAATGCACATTGGCGATTCAAGCAACACATGGTCATCATCCTCTTCTTTGAGGACAGCCATTACTTGTTCACCTGTTGTGAGTTTTATTACAATATAGAACTCGTTGTCGTCTAACATAGATCCACCTCTATTATTTTAACTTTAAATTCTTCTTCAGCATAGATTTTATATCTTTCAGCTGCATGATTTAGAGTATGGTTTTTCCATGACTTCCAATGCAAATCATCGGCAAGGTCAAACAAATTACATTTTGTCTTGCCATCTTTCAATCTCAATCCACGACCAATACTTTGCAAGTTACGGATCTTGCTCTTTGATGGTGATGCGAAAATAACATTCTCGAGAGACGGTATGTTGATGCCAGTAGAGAATGTACCGAAACTAGCAATAATGATAGCGTCACTTTCACCTTCTGTAATATGACGAATTGCTTCACGATCGGTTGTATCAGTTCCTCCGTAAACAAAGAACACTTTGCGATTCTCATGAACCTTATCCTTTATTAACTCATATAAAATCTTGCCATGTTTTTCAACAAACTGGAAAAGCACTAAGGTATTACCCTCAGATTTTACTGCAAGATTACGAATAAATTTATTTCGTTTTTCATTGCTTACAAGAAAATCCATCTCTTCTTGATAAGTTTTATTCTTTTGTACCTTACGAATTTCTTCGTTGTACTTCAACATCACACACATTATATTTAGTTCTGTGAGTCTTCCTGAATCCATCAACGCTTTGGTTGTAGTAACCTTATGCACTGGACCAAACATACCTTCAAGAACTAAACGATGAACCTTCTTGTTATCAAGTGTTCCTGTTGTTCCAATTCTGTAACGAATCTTGTCCATCTTTTCCATAACTGTTGTTAGGGATTTTGCTTTGAACTGATGTGCTTCATCTCCGAAGATTACATCGAACTGAGCAAACCAAGATTTAGGTTGTAGGTATACAGACTGCCAAGTTGTAATCAATACATCTTTGGTGAAGTCTTTAGAGAACCCTGCATATAATTTTTGGCAAGCACCAGCAACATTGAAACCATTGGCAGAGGAGTAGTCCTCAAAGTCAGTATACAACTGCTCAACCAGTGAAGTCGTTGGAACTATAATGATACATTTACGATCGTGTGCAATATGCCAACGCATCGTGGTATAAATTATAAATGACTTTCCTGACGCAGTGGGAGATAATAGGAGTGTCCGCTCTTTATCGAGAGCAGTCTTCACTGCTTCAATTTGATAGTCTCGGATTTCGATTGGTTTACCACGACCATGTGGATCGAGTGACTTGGCATAGTCTTCTACAATCTGATGTGTGATATTGTTTTGATGGAATACAGGAGTTACATATTCAATGCCATACCCATTGCGAGTGGCAAACTCTTCAACATATGATACTAGACCAACATAAAGAGTTTTTCTAACTTGATCGTATAGACGAACTTTTCCATCCCAGAGTCTTGCTCTGAACTGAGGTGTAAATCTTGCACCTGGATATTCATAGGTAAAGAAGTCAGCGAGTTCTTGTTCAATAGAACCATCGCTAAAAACTCTAACATAAACTTCGTCTAACTTCTCAATTTTTATCATTACATACCAGCTAAGAATTTCTTCCATTCAACTGCAGTTTTAATCTGCCAGTCTCTGGCTTTGATTTGACCAAGAACGGATTCAAGAAAATATATCATTGTCTCAAGATAATCAATCTTGACTCTTAATGTATTTAGTTCGGTGTCACCTGAGAGGAATTCATCCATTTCATTTTTCAATGGCTTAACACCTTGCCATTGTTCCCATGCAAGATTAGTTAATTCATCACGAGATAGTTCACCACGATATAGGCGAAACTTATTCTTGCGTAATAGATTGTAATCTGATTGGAGTTTGGTGTGTTTTAGTTTGACATTGACAAGTAGTTTTAAATACTTGGCATGTAACTTGGGAGTAGCTGTGGTTGTTTCACCGAGATAGTTATCATCTATCTGGCAATCTAAATCCCACGCTTCTTGCAATTGTTCAATATTCATAATATCCTCACATTTATATACTGCCATTATACCGCAGTATTACAAAAAAATCAAGTTTGTCTTACAAGAATTTGTAGTATCCGTAGCGGAATGTTGCATTCCCTACTAGGTATTGCACATCTGTATTTGTAGATGCAAACATCAACGAGTCAATAGTGATTGGAAACATGTCTGTAAATTGCACAACTTGAGCAGTTTCATTATTACCATTCAAGATTTGCAGAGTACCATCAGAGTAGTTTTTTGCCAACTCAGAATAATTAAATGCATCAGTTGCACTAAATGTGGTATACTGATCATAAGACTCTGGGAAACCTAAAGCGACAATCCAGTTGTAGATTGCTTTGTAGTTTGCCATATCAGAATCAACAAGGAACTGAACAGTCAATTGATCATATGTTAACATTTCTCCAGGAACTGGCACTGTAGAAAATGGTGTTGCTTGTTCAGGAGCACCAAGAGTAATACCTGGAATATTTACCTGCTGACAAAAGAATGACAGGTTAGGTAATTTGGTAATGTTGAACATGAATCCATTAGGTGATAATGGAGTGATGTTACTTGGTAAAGGACAGGTAATAGTTGTAGTAGCCATAACATTATTTATCCAAATAAAAAAGAGGGTTCCCGAAAGAACCCTCTTAAAGTACCGCTTCTATGTCGGCTTAATAAAAACCGACCAGTTGCTTACATCAAGTTAGCAACTTTAACACGACGATAGTAGTAGTTCACATTCGCAGTTAAGTTGTCTTGACCTTCAGTGCCGTCATCCAAGTTAACGAATGGGTTAGCAACTAGACCGTAACGAGTCTTGAAGCCAATTTTTGGCTGGAAGCTGTTAGGATCAACTGCACGAACCATTTGCAATGGAACATATGGGCAATAGAATAAGCCAGCATCAAAAGCAGAAGCACCTTTGTAGCCAACAACGAAGAACTGAGTATTTGACACATTGCTTGTGTATGGGTCAACATAAACTTTGTACTTACCGTTTAGAATACCAGCGAAAGTAGTAGAAGTATCATCGATAGTCAAATCATTCTTACCAGTTAAACCAGAAGAATAATCTAACACACCAGCCATTGCTAGGGCAGAAGCCACATCAGCTGAAGTGATGATAACATTACCACGACCACGACGAGTTTGTTGACCAATAGCATTGGCTTCACGCTCGATTTGGAACATTAGACCTTTGAACTTCTCAACAGACCAACGACCATTTGAGTCAGTATCTAAGTCGAAAGTACCAGCAGTAGTTACACCAACTGCAGCACCAGCTTTAGCTGTCTTGTAGATTGTACGGATAACTTCACGGTTGATTTCAGCAAGGATCTCTGTAGAGAGAATGTTGCTTAATTCGCCTTCAGCGTCAAGACCATGAACAGACTTCATGTCTTGTGCTAATTCGATAGAGTATTCTGCCTTCAAAGCACGAGTCTTTGCAGTTACAGAAGTCTTTTCGATAGAGAAAGCCATAGCACCGAAAGAACCATCACCAACACCACCTTGACCTAAACGCTCGCCATCGGAAGTTGCTAGACCAGTACCAGTAGTTTCAGAACCACCGAAGTCATATGCACCAGAGTGAGTACCTGTACCAGCGAAGTCAGAATCAGCTTCGTTGAACAATGCTTCGTCACCACCTTGAGTGCTGTAACGAGACTTCATTGCGAAGATTAGACCAGTTGGCTGAGTCATTGGTTGTACACCGCAAACATCATAAGCGATCATTTGTGGCATTGCACGACGAACCAAGCTGATAATTACTGGATCAAACTTAGCGAAACCGCCAGTGTCACCATAAGAGCCAACAGCGTTAGCTGGAGCAGCTTCGTTCAATTCGCCCATGGCTTCACGACCACGACGCATTTCGATTTCTTGGTTTTCTAGAAGAACCGCAGTTACTTCTTTACGATAGTTGTCACGAATCTTTGGGGCACTTTCGTGCTCAAGAATCGGAGCCCATTTTTTTACTAAATCTTGACGATTAATCATTTTGGATTTCCTTATTTATTTTAATTTGTTGAGCTGAGCAGCATAAGCAGACATAGATGGATCTAATTTCTTAGAAACTCCTTCAGTCAACGCTTCTACTGGAGCATCAGTAACTACAGATTTAATTTCTGTAGAACCTTTAGTTGTGAAATAATTTTCACGGATAGTCTTTACTTTGGTTTCAAAACTAGCTTGGTCTTCGTAAGATAGTTCTTCAACAAGAGACATAAACTTTTCAGTTTCTGTATCTGTCAAACCTTCACTTACAGTCTTAACGATATCAGCACGATTGCTTTCAGCAAGAGTCTTGCTTAGTTCAATATTAGCTGCAACTTGTTCATTAAGTTTTTCTTCCAATTCATCGATCTTAGATTCCATTTCGCCAAGCACATCGAATTTCTCTTCAGGAATATCAATATAGTGCTCTTCAAATAAATTCTTCAGACCGCCAATGAAACCTTCAAGAATATCTGATTTCATACCACGCTCTAGGGCAATTTCATTCTGTGTCATCCACTGCTCGGCAATATAACCGAGGTATCCATCAACTTGCTCAACAATTCCCTCTGTATTCTTCGCAACAGCTTCCGCTAGTTTGCTTTCGAATTCTTCTTCAATACGAGCAACTTCGTTCTTAACACGATTAAGAACTGCTGCTTCAAAAATAGTTTCTGCTTTCTGACGGAATTCCTCAGAAAGTTCTTCGCCAGCCATCAATGCGTCAACATCTTCTTTAACGCTAGTGCCTGTACGAATGACTGCTTGATCGCCAGCTTCAGCTTTAGCTGTAACTGGATTTGATTTCTTAGAAGTACCACCCTCAGCTTCTTTCTCATCATCAACATTGTTGCGAGAATTATCTGGGTTAGGTGTTTCACCACCATTTGGTACATTGTTAGATGCGTCACGGATTGGGGCTTGATTCCCAGCCTGTGCACCATCTTTACCTGAATCCATACCACCTTCTGTGCCGTGTACTTTAAATTCGTCTAACTTAGACTCACGCAAAATTTCAGCGATTTTTTGTTCGATTGACATCGTTTTCTCCTGTAACTGGATAGTTCTATTAGATTATTTATTATTTATCTGATTTTACTCAGAAACTTTTGGAAAGCATAAATCTTTGCTTCCTGTAAATTGCGTGAAGAAGCCTTGCGAATAGAACGCTGTGCTTCCTCAATATGTTGTTCCACAAACTTTCCATCAACAAAGACCCACTCTTTTGACTCCATAATACCTCTTACGAACGCATCTGGAGCAGACGGATCGGCAACGATGTCAGCTGCAGTGGACAGCATAAAATCGTCTTGAACAATTTGAACACCTTCGTTATTTGTTTGAAGGGAACC